CTAATGGATCAGTTACTAATACTATGCTTGCAACTAATTCTATAACAGCTGATAGAATTAAAGACGGTAACGTAACTTTAGTAAAAGCTGATTTTACTACTGGTACAGGAGATGGTTTATCAGGAGCAGCTGCTACTTTAAAACTATCATCTGCCGCAGGCGCTGATACTTCATTAGGCTTTGGTACTCGTAATACTTCAAACGTCGCTTTAGTTTGGATTGATAGTGCTACTGGACATACGGCTGGTTTGAATCTATACGATCAAACTAATGCGTATGCTCCAATGGCGTCAAATCTTGCCTTACAGTCTGCTATACAGGGAGGTACTACTGAGCCAGTGCCTATCGTGCCTGCGGGGTCTATTATAGCTTGGAGTGGTTCTTCAGCTCCGTCAGGCTGGATATTATGTGATGGCACTGCTATATCGAGAACTACTTATGCGGCTTTATTTGCCGTTGCAGGTACTGCTTATGGTATAGGTAATGGATCAACTACTTTTAATGTGCCTGATCTACAGGATAGACTGCCTTTAGGTAAAGGTACTAATAATGGAACTCTTGGGACTCAAACAGGGTCCATGAGTAGCTCTTCTTCTACAACAACTGATTCTGGAGGATCAGGAGGTTTATCTCTAACCTCAGATACAGTTGACGATACGCTTCCTTCTGGTACAAAAGATGTAACACAAACTACATATCTAACTAATGTTACTCAAGCTGCTCACACTCACTCACTTACTGTTCCAACCTCTGTGGTAAACTATATTATTAAAACGTAAAGGAATAATTATGGAATATTTTAAATTTCACATTGATGAAGATGATGCAAAAACAGTTTACTGTGCTTATCGTGACTTATCAAAAGGTAAATCTGCTCCTCTTTTAACTCGTTCATTTCCGATTGAATTAATTGAAGAACGTGAGACTAAAATTACTGAAATGGTTAAAGGTGATATTACTGACGTTTATTATGAAGAATTTAATGGAGAAGTCAGAGCATCTGAAGTAAAATGGTTTTTAGGTGATAAAGAAACCAATTCTGATGAAAATGTTGATTGGATTAAAACTTTTGTAAAATGTGCTTGCATTAATGAAGACTATGATGATTTAATTGCACCTCCATCTGTAGATCAACAAGTGGAAGACTTCATCAAAGAGTTCTTTGAAGATGATGATTTAGAAAACTTAGATAATGAAAAGCCTCTTGACCAAAAAGACTTTTTGGCAGAATTTTTCGCAGAGCTTGAAGAAGACTCTGAATAAGGATAGTTAAATGGCATTAACTCGTATTACCACTGGTTCAATTAGCTCTAATACAATTACAGCTGAAAAGATGCAGAATGCTTCTGTTCAAGCAAGGCATTTCCAAACTGGTACGATTACTCTTGATTTAATAGAAGCAAACGCTAACTCAGCTGCTGCAGAGATCAGAGTTAATGCTAATCTTGATATAGTACAAGATAACGTTAGTTCTAATAGAAATTCAATCAACATTGTTCAATCAAATCTTAATGCTACTCAAGCAAATGTTGAATTAGTTAGTGCCAATCATATTGCTTTTGCTACCTACGCTAATACAACTCTAGATACTAAAGCTAACGTATCAGCCACCTTTATCCAACTTGATGCTAATTTAGATGCAACTTCAACAAATGTTGGAGCTGTTATTGCAAACGCTACAGCTTTTGGAACCTATGCAAATACAAATCTTGATACTAAAGCTAATGTGTCAGCCACTCTATTTACAGCTTATGCCAATGACTACGTAACCTGGAACTTATTAGATGCTAATATTAGCACTGTTCAAGACAATGTTGCATCAATTATAGATGGTACTACTCAGTTTACTGGCCCAGTTACCATGCAGGATGCTCTCACAGTTCAAGGTAATCTAATTGTTGTGGGTGCTCAAGTTGACCTTGGGGTTAGTTCAGCTCAGGTTACTGATGCTACACTACTGCTTGCAGCTAATACTCCAGCAGATGAAGGGCTACCAGCAGATTCTGGTATTCTAATCAATCGTGGTGCAAACGATAACGTGTTTTTTGGGTTTGCTTCTTATGGTGACCATATTGACTTTATCTTTACTGAAGCACCAGCTGATAATGTTCAGCACTTTCCAACTGCCTACATCGATGTTCACGCTAACTCTTTTGGTATAGAAGGTGTTCACGATGCAACCTTTACAGCATTTCATCATGCTGACTATCCAACAACCGGCATTTATATGCCTGCTGGTCAAGAAACAATTAAGTTTGCTGCTGGTGGAGTTGATGTAGCCAGTGTTACCTCATCTGGTAATTTATTTTTATATACTGGTATAATTCATGCCTCGCCTTCAACAGCAAACACTTTAGATTTAGATGATGACGAATTAGGCGATAGGCAAAACTCAATTACTCTTCGCTCACTACAATCTTTTGGTATCTTTATAGATTCAAATGATTCAGAAGATAATAACTTTTTCAATATATATGATGGAGAGGATGACCCAAATGCTGTAGGTAAAGATGATGGTATTTTCTCCGTTCGTGATACTGGTGAGGTATTTATTACAGATGATATTAGTGTTCAAGGTAATGCTAATGTTCTTTTAGATGCTGTTGTATCAAACGCTGTAATTGGTACTCGTGTATTCGAAGGAACAGTGGGACTTCAAGCTAACGATAGTGCGACACTTTTTACAGCCTATGCTAACGATTATGCTACTTACACTTTGCTTAATGCTAATCTTGATGTCATTACTGACAACCTTGTATCAGCACAAACTGTAGCACATGCAAATGATTTTGTTACATACACTCGACTTAACGCAAACGTTAACGCAGTTCAATCAAATCTTAGCACAGCACATACAGATCTTTCTTCTAATATTAATGCAGTTCAAGATAATGTGACTGCTATCACAGGTGGTGGTACATTCCTATCACCGTTTACTAATGTAAATGTAGCTACTGGTACTTCTAATGTATTCTTTGTTGGTCGTAATATCGCATCAGAAGCTAATGTTAATATGGTATTCTTAGATGGTGTGTCTCAACCAAATACTGAATACGTAGTCAACGCTGCTAATGATACAGTTCAAATGGTAGATGCCACTATCCCCTCTGGCACAATTGTTCAAATCTTCTCAATGAGTTAATGGAAAAAATTAGACAACTTACAACAGAGTTAACATTTAGATGTAATGCTAAATGTCCTGCGTGTCATCGTTGGAAACCTCTTCGCATAAATCTAAACGAAGCAAAGTATACAATCTCGCTTGAACGCTTCCGACAACTATTTAATCCAGAGCTTTTACAAAATCTTGAGTGGTTAGTTTTAAACGGGAACTTTGGCGATTCTATAATGAATAAGCAATTTCGTGAAATCATTTCATATGTAAAATCGCAAGGCACTCGATTGTTAATTCACACTAATGGCGGAATTCATGATAAGTCTTACTGGACTGATGTAGGTAATATTTTAACTGATCGAGACATAATTAACTTTGATCTTGATGGGTTAGCAAATACTCATCATATTTATCGCATCAATACTGAGTTTGATAAGGTTCTTGAAAATGCTCAATCAGTAATTGCAACAAATAGGGCACAAGTTCATTGGAAATATATTGTATTTGAACATAACAAGCATCAAGTAGATGAAGCAAGAAACCTTGCTAAAACTTCAGGTTTTACCACTTTTTCAACAGTAAAAACATCTCGTGACGTATTTGCTCCTAAAACAGGGTCTTTTGTTCACTCTAAAAAGACGCAAGAGTACCAACAAGCAGAAAAGAAGATTCATTGTGTGTGGGATGATTGGGGCAAATGGTACATCTCTCCTGAAGGATTAGTATTTAGGTGTTGCTGGACAGGTGGTCACTACTATGATCAGCAGAATGATAAATTCTACTATCCTCCTCAGTTTGAACGAATGTTTAATGGATTTGAAGTTCCCATTCAAAAAATAATATCGTACAATTATTGGACAAAGTTACAACAATTTCTACAAGGATATGATCGTTCTTTTAAACTATGTAAATCACAGTGTGGAAAAATTGTATCATCTATAGAAAAAACAGAAGAAAATCTAAAAACTGGTGAAAAGGCTGAAGTAGACGCTAAAAATCAGTGGGGAAATTAATGAAAAAACCTGAAGTTTTACACAAAGTTGGAAAATTTAAATTTTTAAGATTTCCTAATCAGGGCATTCGTAAGAATGAGAAGATTAGAAAACTTGCCACTCGCGGAAAATTAAGTTATCCTACACTTGAAAAATTTATTGAACAAGAACGTAGTTTAGGGTATCCAATTAAATATTCTAAACCAATTGGATTTAAAAGGAAACGCAAATGAAAAAAGATGGACATACAGATGTAGCTTCTTCACGCAGAATGTGCAAAATGATTATAGAAGATGCAAATGATATTTTAGATGCTTTACCTCGTGATTCTGAGACAGCTTTACCAACCTGGTGGACTAACAAACTTGCTAAAGTATCAGCGTATATAAATGGTGCACGGGATTATTTGGTTTATTCAGATTCTCCAATGGAAGAGCCTCGTGAAGAGATGGATGAAAACGACGATGATGAGAACGAAATGGAAGAAACAGAAAACGAAGACCAAATTACTGTAGGTGATTATACCACTCGTCATTTTGACATTTGTCCTTCAGCTCAAGAGTTATATTCAGATATTTCTTCAAAAACTGATATGGTTCATTTAGTAGTAGAATCTATGATGCTTCAAGACATGCTTTTCAAACTAGAAAAGCAAGCAATTGCAATGGACAATGCAGATGAAGACATGGTTGAAAAAGCACAACACTATGCTGATATGATTATGAGTCTTGCTCGTGAAATGGGTCTTGAAGAAGAGCATTCTTACGTAGAAGATGTGCATATGGCAAAAATCAAAGAACTTGCGATGGAAGATGAAGATGACATGCTTCCTCCATCAGCTAAAATGGTGATG